TTCTTTTTTAAACCGATTCAAGATGGTATGGATCGACCTAAAACAGAACTAGCATACAGAGTACCAGCTTCTAAATTAACTAGAAGAAAAATAGAATTAGGTACAAAAGAAAAAGAATTACAAGGGCTAGATACAACTATTGATTGGAAGAATACAGGTGATAATAGTTATGATGGTGAAAAATTAAAACTATTAGTACATGATGAATCAGGAAAATGGGAGAGGCCTAACAATATATTAAATAACTGGAGAGTTACAAAAACAACCTTAAGACTTGGTAGTAGAATAGTAGGAAAATGTATGATGGGATCTACTAGTAATGCTTTAGACAAAGGTGGTGATAATTTTAAAAACCTATATTATGAATCCGATGTTACCAGGAGAAACCGCAATGGACAGACTAGCTCAGGACTATATTCTTTGTTCATACCTATGGAGTGGAACTACGAGGGATACATTGATATGTATGGATTACCTACATTCGAAACTCCGAAGACAAAAACTCTTGGACCAGATGACCATGAAATTAAAATAGGTGTAATAGATTATTGGGATAATGAAGTTGAAGGATTAAGAAATGATCAAGATTCATTAAATGAATTTTATAGGCAGTTTCCAAGAACTGAAAAACATGCATTTAGAGATGAAACAAAACAATCCTTATTTAATCTAACTAAAATATATGAACAGATAGATTATAACGAAGAAGTTAAAATGTCTGGAATTATAACACGGGGAAGCTTTCAATGGAAAAATGGTGTAAAAGATACTTCAGTAGAATTTATGCCAAATAATAATGGGAGATTTAAAGTTAGTTGGATACCTGAATTACAATTACAAAATAAAGTAATAACTAAAAATGGAATAAAGTGTCCTGGGAATGACCATATAGGCGCTTTTGGATGTGATAGTTATGATATATCAGGCACAGTAGATAGATTAGGTTCTAATGGTGCTTTACATGGTATTACTAAATTTTCTATGGAAAATGTACCTACAAATAGAATTTTTTTAGAATATGTAGCAAGACCTCAAACAGCAGAGATCTTCTTTGAAGATGTTTTAATGGCAATTGTTTTTTACGGTATGCCAATACTTTGCGAAAATAATAAACCTAGATTATTGTATTATTTAAAAAGAAGAGGCTATAGGGGATTTTCAATGAATAGACCCGATAAAACATGGAATAAATTATCAGTTACAGAAAGGGAAGTTGGCGGAATACCTAATTCAAGTGAAGATATAAAGCAAGCTCACGCCGCTGCAATAGAAAGTTATATTGAAAATTATATAGGTCAAAAGGGTGATAACTTTGGTGATATGTATTTTCAAAGAACCCTAGAAGATTGGGCTAAATTTGATATAAATAATAGAACAAAGTATGATGCATCTATTAGTTCTGGTCTAGCATTAATGGCTTGTAATAAAAACCTATATAAACCAACTCAAGAAAGAACAACAAAATCAATTGATCTTGGTATAAAAAAATACGATAATCAAGGAGTAAGATCTCAAATAATATAAAAAAATGATTAAAAAAGGTATTAAAACCTCTTTTCCTAGCCAAGCTGTTAGTGACGCGGAGAAAATGAGTGCAGAATATGGTGCTAGAGTTGGTGCTGCTATTGAACACGAATGGTTTAGTAATAATGGTGGGTCAAATAGATGGTCTACTTATAAAAACTCTTTTCATTCATTAAGATTATATGCTAGAGGAGAACAATCTATTAAAAAATATAAAGATGAATTATCTATTAATGGTGATTTATCATATCTTAATTTAGATTGGAAACCAGTTCCTATTATATCAAAATTTGTAGATATTGTTGTTAATGGTATGGCGGATAGGTCATATGATATTAAAGCATATTCTCAAGACCCTGCCGCAATAAAAGAAAGAACAAAATATGTTAAGGATATAACTAGCGATATGGCAACAAAAGATTTTAATGATAATGTTGCAAAAACTTTTGGGCTTGATATTTATAAAACTGATAAATCAAAACTACCAGAAACAGCTGAAGAATTAGAGCTTCATATGCAATTAGATTATAAACAATCTATTGAAATAGCAGAAGAAGAAGCTATTAATAGTGTTTTTGATAAAAATAAATATGAATATTTAGTAAAAAGAGTAAATAATGATTTAGTAGTAATAGGTATTGGTGCTGTAAAAAATTCATTTAATAAATCTGAAGGAATTAAAATTGAATATGTTGATCCTGCTAATTTAGTTTATTCACATACAGATTCCCCATATTTTGATGATATTTATTATATAGGTGAAGTAAAAGATATATATATAAATGAACTTAAAAAAGAATTCCCAGAATTATCTGATGAAGAATTAGATCAATATAGAAAAGCAGGTAGCTTACATAGAAATACTTCTGCTATATCTAAAAAACAAGATGATAATAATTCTGTAACTGTTTTATATTTTGAATATAAAACATATATGAGTGAAGTTTATAAAATAAAAAATACTGCAACAGGAGGTAAAAAAGCTCTTAAAAAAGATGATAAATTTAATCCTCCAAAAAATGAAGATTACGAAAAAGTAGAAAGAGTTATTGAAGTAGTATATGAAGGGGTTAAAATAGTTGGTAGTGGATCAGAAAAAGTATTAAAATGGGAGCTTAAGAAAAATATGGTTCGTCCAAAAGCAGATACTACAAAAGCTGTAATGAGTTATAATATATGTGCTCCTAGAATATATGAAGGTAGAATAGAATCATTAGTAAGTAGAATTACAGGATTTGCTGATATGATCCAATTAACTCATTTAAAATTACAACAAGTAATGTCTAAAATGGTTCCAGATGGTGTTTATTTAGACGCTGATGCTCTTGCTGAAATTGATTTAGGTAATGGAACTAATTATAATCCGTCTGAAGCATTAAACATGTTTTTTCAAACAGGTTCTATTATTGGTAGATCAATGACCCAGGATGGCGATATGAATAGAGGTAGTATGCCTATTCAAGAACTAAATACTAGTGGTAAAGGCGGTAAAATACAAAGTTTAATACAAACGTATAATTACTATTTACAAATGATGCGCGATGTAACTGGACTTAATGAGGCTAGAGACGGTAGTATGCCTGATAAAGATGCATTAGTTGGTATACAAAAAATAGCTGCTGCAAATTCTAATACAGCTACAAGACATTTATTACAGTCAAGTTTGTATTTAACTTTATTAACAGCGGAATGTATATCAATAAGAATATCAGATGTTATAGAATATTCTCCAACTAAAAAATCATTTATTAAAACATTAGGTAAATTTAATGTAGCTACTTTAGAAGAAATGGCTAGCTTATATTTGCATGATTTTGGTATATTTTTAGAATTAGCGCCTGATGAAGAAGAAAAGGCAATGCTTGAAAATAATATTCAAATGGCTCTTCAACAACAAAGTATACATTTAGAAGATGCTATTGATGTTAGGGAAGTTAGAAATATTAAACTAGCTAACCAATTATTAAAAATACGTAGAAAGAAAAAACAAATTTTAGATCAACAAATAGCTGAAAGAAATATTCAAACTCAAGCACAGGCAAATGCTGAATCTGCAGAAAGAGCTGCTGCTGCTGAAATGCAGAAATCTCAAGCATTAGCACAAACAGAATCACAAATTATACAGGTTAAATCTCAGTTTGAAATGCAAAAAATGGAAAGAGAAGCTCAGCTTAAAAAAGAATTAATGGAGTTAGAATTCCAAATGAATATGCAGTTGAAACAAGCTGAGGTTGATGGTGTAAAGCAAAGAGAAAAAGATAAAGAAGACCGTAAAGACGAGAGAACAAAAATTCAAGCATCTCAACAGAGCGAAATGATTGAACAAAGAAAACAAGGTACCGCCCCAAAGAATTTCGAATCAGCCGGATTTGATAATTTAGGGGGATTTGGTTTAGAGCAATTTGAACCAAGGTAAATTTTATTAATTATATAATATTATATTATGGCAAAAACTGAAAAACAAGAAGATGTTATTCAAGAGGTAAAAACAGAAGAAACAACTGTGCAAGCACCTGTTGAACAACAAGAACCTGCTAAAGAAAAAATTTCTTATAAAGCAGTTAAAGATGATGGGACTATTAAAGTAGATCTATCAAAATTAAAACAATTTCAAGAGCAAGAAGAGTCAGCCCAAGAAGAAAAAACAGAAGAAGTACCTGTAGCTAGCGAACCTGAAGTTAATAAAGAGGCGACCAAAGAAACTAAAGAAGAAACTGTTCTTGAAGAAGTAACACAAGAAGAAATTGCTGAAGCTGAAAAAGCTGAAGTAGAAACTATTGTTGAAGAAAAACCAGTTGAAGAAAAACAACCTGAGGTTGTAGTTCCAGAAAACTTACAAGACTTAGTTAAGTTTATGGAAGAAACTGGTGGGAGTTTAGAAGATTACACAAGACTAAACGCTGATTATTCAACAGTAGATGATAATGCTCTTTTAAGAGAGTATTATAAAACGACTAAACCTCATTTAGATATGGAAGAAATTAACTTTTTAATTGAAGATAATTTCCAAGTCGATGAGGACATTGATGAGCCAAGAGATATAAAAAAGAAGAAATTGGCTTTCAAAGAAGAAATTGTAAAAGCTCGAAAGCATCTTACTGGCCTAAAGGATCAGTATTATAAGGAAGTCAAGTTGGGTTCTAAGTTGACCAGCGAGCAGAAAGAAGCGGTGGACTTTTACAATACATACAACCAAGAACAAGCTACTAATAGTGAAATTCAAAAAAGACAGTTTGATCATTTTCAAAAATCTACTAACAACGTTTTCAGCGCTAATTTCAAAGGTTTTGATTTTAATGTTGGAGAAAAAACCTATAGATATAATATTAATGATGTTCAAGATGTAAAAACTTACCAAAGCGACATAGTTAATTTTGTAGGAGAGTTCCTAGACAAAAATAATATGATGAAAGATGCTAAAGGATATCACAAGGCTTTATATGCCGGCAAAAATATCGATAAAATTGTTAAACATTTTTATGAACAAGGCAAAGCAGATGCTATTAAAGAGACAACTATGAGTGCTAAAAACATTGATATGTCTCCAAGAACAACTGCAAAACCTGTTGTTGATACTGGTGGCATGAAGTTTAGAGTATTAAGTGGTGATGATAGTTCTAGGTTGAAATTTAAAATAAATAAATAACAACTTAAAAACAATTAAAAATGGGATTTAATACATCTTCGGGGTTACAGGGTTCATACTCTTTAACTCCACACCCAACTCCCGCTACAATGTCAACAAACTATATTAGTTTTACTGACGGCAGTTCGGATTGGGCACAACAATATATTCCTGAGGTTTACGAGGCCGAAGTCGAAAGATACGGTAATCGTACTGTCAGTGGATTTTTGAAAATGGTTGGCGCTGAAATGCCAATGGAGTCTGATCAAGTTGTGTGGTCAGAACAAAATAGATTACACGTAGCTTATAAAAGTGCTGGTGCTGTTGATTCTTCAACTAGTGTACAAGTTGCTGCTGCTGGTACTAGTACTGTCTCTTTAGGAACTGGTTTAACTAACTCTCTTAGAGTGGGTGATACTGTTCTTATTACAGATGCTGCTACAGGCCTTAAAACAGTTAAATGTTATGTTTCTACTACAGCTGCTACAAGTTCTGTGACTGCTGGTCAAGGTGGTAACAACACAGATGCTACTTGTTTACCTTATACTGACGAGAATCTTGATGATGTGAATTTTTCTACTGATGAGCAAATTAATATATTTGTTTATGGTAAAGAATTTGCAAAAGGAAGTGCTAGTCAGTCTGGGGAGCTTACTCCTAGTTTTACTCAATATGATAATAAGCCTATTATAATCAAAGATCACTTTAAGATCGCTGGTTCTGATACTGCTCAAATCGGATGGGTTGAAACTACTAATGAAGCAGGTGAAGTTGGATACTCTTGGTATCTAAAAGCTGCTGGTGATACTAGATTAAGATTTGAAGATTATCTAGAATCAGCAATGCTTGAAGCTGAAGTAGGTGCTAGTAATACTAGAATTTATGATGACACAGGAGGTTTAGGCTTATCTGCATATAATGATGTTGGTACTCAAGGTTTATTCGCTGCAGTTACTGCAAGAGGTAATATTTTTGAAGACTTAGCTAGTTTAGCTGACTTTGATTTAGTACTTAAAAATCTTGATAAGCAAGGCGCAATTGAAGAAAACATGCTTTATGTAAATAGATCTTTATCATTAACTATTGATGACATGGTTGCTGGATTAAACTCCAATTACCAAGGTGGTGCTTCTTTTGGAGTATTTAACAATAGTGCTGATATGGCTTTAAATTTAGGATTCTCTGGAATCAGAAGAGGTTCTTATGACTTTTACAAATCTGATTGGAAATACTTAAACGATGCCGCTGCAAGAGGTGGTTTCGGAGATATCTCAGGATGTTTAATTCCTGCTGGTACTTCAACTGTTTATGACCAATCAATGGGTAAAAACGTTAAAAGACCTTTCTTACATGTAAGATATAGAAAATCACAAACTGATGACAGAAGAATGAAATCTTGGGTTACTGGTTCTGTTGGTGGAGCTTCTTACATTGGGGATGACTATATGGAAGTACACTATTTATCTGAGAGATGTTTAGTTACTCAAGGTGCTAACAACTTTGTGTTATTAAAAGAATCTTAGTAGATTACTTTATATTATAGGGCGGTGTAAAAGCCGCCTTTTAATAAACCAAAAACTTAAAACTTAAAACTTAAAACTTAAAAAAATGAATGATAAAATACTTATTTTTATAGACGCTGCTGATGATGCAGCTGCTTATCCAATGTCTTCTTTTGCGGGAATGACTTGTGCTGGAGATGGAGCGGTTCTAATGCGATTTATTCCTAGCTTCAACCCTGTTGGCGCTGCGGATACAGATGTAGACACGGTTACAGTTACTTGTAATTCTGACACAGAACTAAAAGTATTTAAAGCTATAGCTGATGCTATTGCTGGAGATTTTAGTGCTCACTCTAAAAGAGGATATGTGGTTATAGCAGATGACGTTAACAGTGCTTATGTACATCCAGATATTACTGGAATTGCAATTGCGCTTCAATCGTAATTATTAACTATTTTAAACCAAAGGCGTCTTATGGCGCCTTTAGGTTTATTTTTTAAACTATTTAATTATATTATATTATGGAAACAAAAATCCAAAAGCCTAAAAAGGCTAAAAAAACAGTTGAAAAAACTATTGAAATAAATACCCCTAAATGGGAGATGAAAGACAGACAGTATTACTTAAAAGGCTCAGGTTCGCCTTTAACTTACGTATTACAGTCTAAATCAACAAGGAAAAAACCATTATTATGGTTTGATGATGAAAAAGGCGAAAATAGAGAAATGAGATATTCAAGTAATCAAAACTCTATTTTTATGGACGAACAAGATAGTAATGCTATTTTAGAACACATTATTTTTGAAGATGGTGTTTTATATGTTCCAAAAACAAATCAACCTTTACAAAAACTTTTATCATTATATCATCCTAAAAAAGGATACGTTTATGAAGAAAAAGATGAGGTTGCAGAAGCTAAGAAGGAATTAGTTAGTATTGAGACAGAAATGGAAGCTTTAAATACAGCCGTATCTATTGATATAGATCAAGCAGAGGCTATACTTAGGGTAGAAAAAGGATCTCAAGTAGATAGAATGGCGTCCTCTGAGCTTAAAAGAGATTTGTATTTATTTGCTAAACAAAATCCAGTGTTATTCTTAGATCTAGTTAAGGATGAAAATGTTGTACTTAGAAATTTTGCTATAAAAGCAAATGAATTAAATATAATAAACTTATCACAAGATCAAAGAGCTTTTACTTGGGTTTCAACAGGTAGAAAATTAATGGAAGTACCTTTTGATGAAAATCCATTTTCAGCATTTGCTGCATGGTTAAAAACAGATGAAGGTGTTGAAGTTTATAAATCAATACAAAAAAGAGTAAATTAACAATTAATAGTCACAGCCCTTTAATTAGGGCTAGTGATTATAACAATATATAAAAATGGCAATATCAGTAGATACAGTATACAAAAAAGTATTAGCTATACTTAACAAAGAATCTAGAGGGTTTTTAACCCCAGATGAATTTCAAAGAATTGGATCTCAAGTCCAACTTGATTTACTAGATAAAGCTTTCCATGATTATAACAGAGCGGTTGCTAAAGATTCTATGGGAAGAGGTGGTCAAGGATATGCTGATATACCAAAAAAGATACAGGATCGTATAGATCCATTTTATGCTACAAGTTCTGTGGCATTAACAAGTGGTGTAGGAACTTTACCTACATTCTACAATATAATCAGTGTGTCAGCAACTGTTTGTTTGACAATGACTGATGTAGAAAGAGTAGAAAAAGCAAAACTTAGCTTTCTATTATCTTCTCCACTTACAACTCCATCAACTACATTCCCTGTTTATTATGTAACAGGAAGTACATTAACTGTAAATCCTAGCAGTATAGCTAGTGTTGACATAAATTATATATCTGTACCATCTGATCCTGTTTGGGCTTATACTACAGATAGTAATGGTGCTTTTACTTATACAACCGCTACTGGTTCTACCGTAACACCTACTACTGGATATGTTGATTTCGGTTTACATCCTTCAAGTGAAGTTGATTTAATATTAGGTATATTAAGATATACTGGAGTAATAATAAAAGATCCTACTGTTATACAAACAATTGGACAAGAAACAGCAACAAAAGTACAACAAGAAAATATATAACAAATGGGATTATTAAAAACAAAAACACAAGAAATATACTATACTGGTAGTCAAGTTTTTTTCCTTGATGCATCATTAAGTTCAGCTACGGGTGATGGTGAAAATAATTTTCTGCATTCATTAAGTATGTTTGAAGACTGTATTACAGCTGATGATATAAGAGTTTATTTTAGAGATGATACAGCCGATACAGAAGTTGAAGTTTTTGATTTTACAGTTAGCCAAACGTCTATAACTCTTACAGCAGCAACTACTGCTTTATCAACACCAATTTTAAGTATTACAGAGGATGGGGATGTTTGGGGAATGTATTATGATATAGACGCAGCCAACACAACTGGCTCTATTAGAGTAGAGTTAAGAGACAGTATGTTTGGTGGGTATAGATACACTTCTTTAGCAGATATAGTTAATAGTTTTATGGTTGCTTACGTAGGAGATGGTAAATTAATAACAAATGTAGCTAAGTCAGATGTCCTATTTCATGCAAAAAGAGGCTTACAAGAGTTTAGTTATGATGTATTAAAAACTGTTAAGGTGCAGGAAGTTGAATTAAGTACTTCATTATCAATACCAATGCCGCAAGATTATGTTAGTTATGTTAAACTTTCTTTTACAGGTAGTGATGGTATAAAAAGACCTATATATCCTACAACACTGACTATTAATCCAACAGAAGCTCCTGTGCAAAGTGATGATTATAGTTATGTGTATGATGGTGATGGTAATATTATTTCTGGTAGTTCTTATACAGAAAATAAATGGGATAGTTTTAATCCAGATAATATTACAGGCACTTTAAATACAGCTACAAATGTAAATGCGGCTGATAATACACTTAATTATGCTTCTGGTCAAAGATTTGGATTAGATCCGCAACACCAGCAAGTTAATGGTTATTTTACTATAGATGAAAGAACTGGTAGTTTTGCTTTTAGTAGTGATTTATCAGGTAAAATAATAACAATAGAATATGTTTCTGATAGTTTAGGTACTGATGCTGAAATGAAAGTACATAAATTTGCTGAAGAGGCTTTATATAAGCATATTGCTTTTAATGTTTTAGCTGCAAAAAGAAACATACCAGAATATATAGTACAAAGATATAAAAAAGAAAGAAGGGCTGCTCTAAGAAATGCCAAACTAAGATTATCTAAGCTTAACTTAGAATATATGGCTCAAGTAATGAGAGGCAAAGGTAAACATATTAAAAACTAATAAATGCCAAGAATACAAAATAATTTTCTAAAAGGCAAAATGAATAAAGACCTTGATGAAAGATTAGTGCCAAAAGGGGAATACCGTGAAGCACAAAATTTGTTAATTACGCATTCAGAAGATTCTGATGTAGGTGCTTTAGAAAATGTATTAGGCAATGCGTATGCTTTAGGGGAGTATTTAATACACCCAGAAGAATTATCAAAAGGCGAGGCCCAAGTAATAGGGCATTATGCTGATGTATTAAATAATAGAATTTTTTGGTTTATAACTAATTTTTCTGGTTCCTCAGGCGACAATATAAATACAATGGCATTTGCTAGTACGGATCATTTATGCAAGATATTAATAGCAGATTTAGATAATATTAGCAATAATAATATAAAAGTTTTAGTTAATGGAAGTTTTTTAAATTTTAGTAGAAATCATTTGATTACAGGTGTTAATTTAATAGATGATTTACTTTTTTGGACAGATAATTATAATCAACCTAGAAAAATAAATATATCAACAGCCTTAGCAAATCCAAACTATTATAATTCAGAAGAAAAAATATCAGTAGCTAAATTTGCTCCATATCAAGCTATTATATTAGTTGATTCAGATGGCAGTGGCCATGACACTACCTTAACTACTTTACCATCTATAGAGTCTAAATATCTTGAAGATAGATTTGTTAAATTTTCTTATAGATTTAAATTTGAAGATGGCGAATATTCTACAATAGCTCCGTTTACACAAACTGTTTTTGCCCCTTTAAATAGCGGTAGAATTAAGACAGAAACCAATGTAGACTATAATGAAGAGAATATATATAATGATACTACTGTTGATTTAATGGAAAATAAATACAACAAAATACAAGTAAGAATACCCCTTCCTTCTTCAGAAACACTATCACCAGGAACAACTTCTTCTTGGCCTAATGATTTAAAAATAAAGAAAATTGAATTATTAGTAAAAGAATCTCATGGGGTAAATATAAAAATAGCGGGTGAAATAGATGTAGACGCTACTTTTGGCAATATTATTGCAGATACATCTGAAAATGGCACAGAAATATATACTGTAACACCCGTTGATACAGCTTCTTATGCTAGATATGCTTATAGATATTCTTATAAATCAGAAGAACCATTTAAAGTTTTACCGGAAGTACAAACTACTAGAGTTTATGATCATGTTCCTATCCGTGCTAAAGCACAAGAAATAAGTGGTAATAGAATTATATATGGTAATTATACAGAAAACCATCCTTTACCTAAAGATGAATCTGGTAAAACAGGTATAAATTATGTAATTAATAATAACAGCAAAGGGGACCAGGAATATTTTAATACTTTTGGTCATATTCAAAATTTAAAAAATGCTTATAAATATCATTCTATAAAACAAAGAAGAAATTATCAAGTAGGTGTTATTTTAGCAGATAAATTTGGTAGACAATCTACTGTTATATTATCAACAAATACAGATAATGTTTTTTTATCCGATACATTTAGAGTACCAGCTGTGCAAACGACTCAATACGATGATAGTAACTCACTTTATACTTGGTCTCAAAACGAGAGTATTGAAGCCATAGGTAAGTCGCTAAATATTCAATTTAATGATTCTAGAATAGTGCCAGCTAATCAAGTTTATAATGGTGATATAAATAGTCTAGATTATAATCCTTATGGGTGGTATTCTTGGAGAATAGTTGTTAAACAAAAAGAACAAGATTATTATAATGTTTATACTACCCACCCCGCAGATAGTTGGAATGCCGACAGTAATAGTGTAGATGTAAGTGATGCCGGTAGAACTTGGCTTTCTTTACATGGTGATAATGTTAATAAAGTACCTAGAATAAGATCTACTGATGATGTTATTGATCCTGCGGGCGCTACTCCTTCAGAGATAAGATTATTTCCTAAAGTAGTAAAAAATTCATTAACATCTAACCATGGAGATTCTGTAATAGGTAGTGATGAAAAACCAGTTGAAATAATAAGTATTGGTACAGCTAGGGAACATGGTTTGTTAAAAGAAGAAACTGAATTTAATAAAAGTGAAATTACAGTACATGATTTTATAAAAACAAGTAAAAGAAATCCTGTTGTTGCTAAGTTGTCTAATTTAGCAACTAGCCAATCTGCTACTGGTAATAATGTTTCTTTGCATACAACTGCTACGGTAAAAGATAATCCTAATAATACAAAATTAGTGGTTTTTAAATCTAGAAATCCATATGTAAAAGTAGGACAATATGTTAGAGGTATTACACCTAGTGGAGGAGTTACAATGATAGATGATTTTGTTGTAAATTGTGGGCCTATTATGGCTTATGAAGATCCTGTAAATACAAAGCAAATTACATTTGTAAGAAATTCTGCTACACAACCCGTTAATGCGGCTAGTTTTTATTCAGCTTCAAACCCCAGTGGAGTATTTAAACCACTTGATAAAATAAAAGTTGGACAATATATAAGAACAGCAAATGAAGATTTAATAGAAACAAATTCTAATGGAGATGAGTTTAGACCAACAGTTGTAGAAATTAAAAAAAATGAAGCTCTTAGAAATGCTGATGATAATGACGGATGGCAAGAATATATAATAACTTTAGATAGAGCTGTTGGATGGAGCGATCATAGCACTACAGATGTTTATTTTTATGATTTTACAACTGTTTTAGCTTTAAATGAAAAAGAAGAATCTGGAGTTACTTATCAAGAAGTAGAATTATCAAGATCTCAATTTTTTGATCCTGACACAGTTTTATATTTTAGAAATATAGATAATTCCCCAGTTGCACCAAAAGCAATAGGATTAAGTGTTTTTGAAACAGAACCCTCCGAATCTAAATTAGATATTTTTTATGAAACATCTACTAGTGGCTTAGTAAGTGATTTAAATTTACAAACAAGCGTAGAGTTTGAATTACCATATGGGCTGACTATTAGTAATAATTCATTTAGCGAATCAACTTATCCTAGTGATGAAAACGATGGTGTTATTGGATTATTAACCGCTTCTGAAGTAACAGGCGCTGATCTAGGATTTACTTTTACTGTTATAGGTATTGAATCACCTGGAAGTCCAGAAGGTCTTACTTCAGAATCTTTTGAAGTAAACAATCAAGGTGAACTAGTGGTAAGCAGTCAAGGTTTTGTTTGGGATCCAACAGACAATAATAATAATAAGTTTAATGTAACTATACAGTATACAGAAAACGGTGGTGGAACATCACAAGATACTATAAATTTAGAATTAACAAATTCAGAACCATCTATTTCTGTTAACGAAACAGAAGTTTCTATATCCAATACAGCTGAAGAAGATACTCAGGTTTTTCAAGCTGTTATAAGAAACGGTACAGCTAATACAGAGCTTGATGACAAGTTTTTACGAGTTGTTTTATCCAACCCAAGAGGCGCTAACGGAACTGTTACAAATGCTGGTAGTAATATTATAGATACTACTTATTATGATACAACAACAACTCCCCCTATAGCTGGTGCCGGAATTAATTTCGGCATGTTTAAACATAGTATTGAAAACGGAGTTTTAACAGTTAAAACTACCGGGTATTTTAATGGTGGATGGTTTTTTGAAGGTACAAATATTGTTATAGAAGATAATATACCTGAAATGGCTATGTCTGCTGAAGATAGAACAATAACTTTTACAGTTTATGATGGTGACGTAGACTTTACAACAGAAGATGATGGTTTTACAGATAGTTATAAATTAGCTCAGGGGTCTATGATCGTAAATAGAGGTGGTGCTAGAGTAGCAGGCAAAATGTGGAAAATACAAGGTGATATTTCAAATTCAACATTTACTAATACTTGCAGCGCTAATGTATGGGAGATGACTCAAATAGATGTTTGGCTTGAAAATTGGGCTGGCCCAGATGTATTTGCAGAAAGCAACAATATGATATTAACCGTTGCCCCAAATAATAGAGTTTGGATATCAAGTAGCGGTAATGATACTAGTAATTATTTACCTGATGGATTTTATAAATATGTAAGTAGTACAACAGAAGATGTAGATAATTTTGGTAATACTATTGGTATAACTAGTAATTATTCTGTAATTGAAGTAGTTGATGGTATAATAGAAAGTGATAATGATTGTAATTAATAAAGAATAAAATATGGGGGCAATAATAGAAATAGCATATTACAATACTTTTATATTAGCAGGTGGTACAAACGAAGGTGATTACCATATTGAAGAAAATAGGATAAAAGGTGGTTTTAATAACAAAGCAGTTGATTTAGGCGCAAGAGCTTATTTAGTTGATGAAGAATATAACTTAAGGGTTAGAAAAAATGCTATGATTTATTCTGGTATATTTAATGCTAAAACAAAAGTAAATAATACTAATCAATTCCCAATTGGAGAAGAAATAACTAAAGCTGTTGATATTGCTAATGGTAGTATACAAAAATTATATGCTGAAGACACAAATTTAGTTATATTCCAAGAAAATAAAGTTAATAAGGCTCTTATAGATAAAGATGCTATTTATACAGCCGAAGGTAGTCCATTACAAGCTTCTTCTAATATAGTTATAGGGCAAATAGTTCCTTTTGCTGGTAAATATGGTATAAGTAAGAATCCTGAGAGTTTTGCAGTATATGGCAATAGAAAATACTTTGCTGATAAAAATAGAGGAATTGTTTTAAGATTATCTCAAGATGGTATTACACCTATATCAGACGCTGGAATGAAAGATTTTTTTAGAGATAATTTACCCTTGGCAAGAAGGGTTTATGGTATGTATGATGAATCTAAGCAAAAATATGTGATTTCTGTACATAATAATACATCGCGAGCTGGTTTAGTATTAAAAAATAATACATCTCAACCTCATCAAGCTATTGGTTATTCTACATTAAGTTTTGATGAAGGATCAAAAGGTTGGACATCATTTTTTACTTATAAACCAACATTTGGATTTAGTCTTAGAAATAATTTTTATACTTTTGATAAACACAATCTTTGGAGACATTATTCAGATTTAGTACCAAGATGTTCTTTTTATGGTAGTGCACCATCTCCAGCTATTATAGAATTTTTATTTAATGACGAACCAGGAGTGGTAAAATCATATTTAACTATAGGTTATGAAGGAAGTAGTGGTTGGAAAATGATTTCAGCTGAAACTGATATGCAAATAGCTTACCCAGTTTTAAGCGATGATACTAGCGTTTCTTCAACAGCAGTGCCAGTAAACTTTTTAAATAGAGAAAATAAATATTATGGGCATTTAAGAAATAATACAACCACAACAGGTATTAATCAAGTAGTAGGAGTAAATCAATCTGGAATAAAAGGGTATTTTAATAATGTTAAAATGCAATATTGGAGGCCGGGTGAATTTGTAGCCTCAAAAGTTAAAAAAGCAGAACTATTCAATGTATTTAGCGAAGCTGTATTATCATCAACTTAATTAAATTAAATTATGAGTATATTAGAAGAAATAAATACTCAAGCTGAAAATAGTCCATTAACAAAAGAAGAATTAAAAAAACAATTTGTAGAAAAAACAAAAGATTTAGATTTAAAACATTCTTTTAATTTTGATGAAGCTTGGGAAATAGGACAAGAATTAACAAGAAGACAAACTTTTAGAAATAAAATAGTAGGATTAGAGGAACAAATGGTTAATCATCCAAGCTCAATGTCTAAAAAAGAAATACAAGAAAAAAATCCTGTCAAACATAGTTTTGCTGATGGATGTTATATAAGAGAAATCTTTAATCCTGCGGGAGAATTATTAATAACTAAAATACATAAAAAAGAACACCCATTTTTCTTATTAGAAGGTAAAATGTCTATATTAACAGAAGATGGTGTTGAGCATTTAAAAGCTCCTTATTATGGAATAACAAAACCAGGTACAAAAAGAATTATATATACACATACTGATTGTGTATTTGTAACAGTTCATGCAACTGAAAAAAAAGATATAAAAGAAATTGAAGAAGATGTTATAGCTGATAATTTTAATGATCCAGCTATAAGTATTGAAGAATTAAAAATATTAACTAAAAAATAAATAATTATGAGTTTTGTAGCAGCAGCCTCAATGATATTTGGTGGTACCATGCAGTACGCGCAAGCAGATAAAGCTAGAAAGGATGCTAATAGGAAAAGAAGACGCGCAGAGGCTAGAGTAGCAGAATTAGAAGCTGGTAGACAAGAAATTGTTGATCCTTATGCAGAAGCTATGCGAACATTAAGTAATCCATATGCAAATTTACAAGTTTCTACCCAGGCAGCTGAAATGAGAGGTGAACAAACTGATATAGCTTTAGCTTCATCTTTAGATACGCTTAGAGCCACAGGGGCTGGTGCTGGTGGTGCAACTGCTTTAGCACAAGCTGCGGCAAAATCAAAACAAGGTATTGGTGCAGATATAGCTAAACAAGAGGCTCAGAATATACAATTAAGAGCACAAGGCCAAGCTCAATTAGAAAAACAGTTAGCAACAATGAGTGCTGCAGGCTCTCAATTTACTTTCCAAGCACAAGAAGCTAGAGAAATGCAACAATTAAATAGAGAATCTAGTCTAATGAGTTCTTACTCACAGCAAGCCGCAGCATACCAAGGGCAAGCTATGGCTGGGCTTGGAACTGCTATAGGCGGAGTAGCTAAAATAGGTGGTGAAATTGATTGGGAAGGCAAAGAAGAGGATGAAATTCTCATAGACCCAAAGACTGGATTACCATACCCAAAAACTGAGAAAAATTAAAGACAAAGTAATAAAAATGGCAACAAATAGAAGATCTGGATATTATAATCCATTTGTTACAACTGGAGGTTCATATGAAAACCCAAGATTAGGCATAACTGATTATGGCGCAATGAATAAAACTCTTTTGCCTATAGCTGAAAATATAGAAAAAGATATAAAAGCTAAAAAAGAAAAAGAGAAAAAAGATAAAATAGCATTAAAAGGAATTGATACTGCAAGAGGTAGTATAGGTGAAGATGTTTTAAATCCAAATGATGCATTAATAATGCAAATAAATGAAGTTGTTAAAAATCAACAAGCTATAATAAATAGTAATGCTAGCGACGAGGATAAAACATATGCTAAAAATTCTTATTTAAATATAGCCAATGCAAATGCTAATGTTCAAGAATTAATTAATATAGATGATAATAAAGAAATTTATGATTTATCTGCTAGTGATTTAAATGATTTATTTTTAAAAAATACAGATAATAAATATTCTTATGATGATTTTAAAAAGAAATGGAACGAAGGAGGATTAAAAATAGGTGTTAAAAGACTTGAAAGCGGATTACAAGTTGGAGGTTTTTATACAGAAGATGGTGACTTTATAAATTTTGAAACAGGAATAAATAAAGATACTATAGTAGGAAACATGAGTCTTCAGCATAAAAGTAAAACTCAAGAAACAATTGCGGATTATAATGCAAAAAATCATGGGTTTGGTAAGGACAATAAAGCACCTTGGGAAACTTGGACAACAAAATTAGATTTAAATACAAGAGAGGGTATAAATCTACAAACAAAAAGAAAAGGCATATTAGATACATACGATCAAACTATAAAAACAGCTATTGGTAAAGAAGTATTAAGTTATATGAATACGGAACCTGATATGATGAATAGCGTTTTTAAAAGCTTAGATAGAGATGGTAGATGGATAAGTAATAAGGATTCAATTGATGCTATGTGGTTGGGAATGTATAATATGCCAGAAAAAGGTAGTATAGGTACATGGAATGATGATAAAGTTAATGATGCTATAGCGAGCTTAAATTTAGCAAGAACTAATAATGGGCAAAAACCACTATCAAAAGAAGAAGCTGAAGAGCAAATAAAAGAAGATTTTGATACATGGAAAAAATCAAAAATAAAAGGGTATTTAGAAAATGAATTTCTTTTACAAACTGGTGGCTATGAAGCAGATGGAAGTGGTAAAGCTAGATTACAATCAGAAAGAATATTAAAGGCAGAACAAAAAGGAGCAGTTAAAACAGAAGATGAAAAAAGTATTTCTTCTTTTGGTTCCAACTTATTTAATTATTTTGGCAGTATAGCTGGTATACAAACAGGTGTTGCTGGTGGTGGGCAAATTATGCAAAAACAAACTATAACGCCAGATCAATTTGTTGAATATATGAGTGTTAATAGTGCTGAAAATAGAAGATATTTTAATATGGATGCTTTAGGTAAAAGTGAAAAAGGCCAATGGACTTTTAAAGCTGGTGAAAAAGAAAAATTATTATCATTAGGTATAAGTGATTTAAAAGAAAAAGCAAATGAAGACAGCTGGAGCGATGAAAGATTAAAAGAGGAAATAGCAAAATATAGAAGAAACTTTGACATGAAACTACAAGCCAAAGGTGGGGATGCGAAAGTTTGGTATGTAAGCCCTAAAGGTAAATTAGAACCAGTAAATAACTTTGATGGAACCCTTACGGGTACTATTAGTGCTGCAAAAGAGGATTCAGATTTAACACAAGCACAAAAATCTATGGCTAGTAATTATGCTGCAAATATATTTATGTCTGGCAACGACTTAAGTAGTATTGATGACCCTTGGACTCAAATAGGACAATTTCCAGGATATGAACCCGGAAGTCCTATAATTCCTGAACAAACAAGTGGAACACCGGCAATAACAACTAGCCTTATTTATTCAACACCTAAAATAGATTAAAATATAATATGGAATACTATATAGATGATGGTGTTATTTATCCAGTAGCACCTGATAGATTAGAAGAATTCCTTCGTGATCATCCCAACGCTCAACCATATGATAAAGAGCAAGATGATCAACAAGTAGAGACTAGTATAGCAGAACCTGTTATTGAAGAACAGCCAGATCCATTTATTGGCCCTATGGCTGAAGAAGATCCTGTTTTAGATGCTCCTATTTCTACAGCTATTTCACCTAGACAACAAGAAATAAAAGATATAGAAAAAATTCAAGAATTTTCTAATAAAGTAGATTCTAGCCCTGTTGTAGAAAAATCTTCTTTACCAATAAGATCAGCTGCTCGTGATCAAGATATTAAAAACATTGGGAAATCAATAGATAAAATTATAGGTGATTATGAGGAAAAATATAAAGATACTATTTTTGAA